CTCATGACAAGGAAAAATTCCCCCGCAGCCGCCAAGCGTCTCCGGGTTGAAAAACCTCTTTACTAGTCGTAGCTTCATACGCTAAGATTCACAGAACTCGTCTGTACTTCTCTTACCGGTGAGCATACAATAACTCAAAGGTGGGAAACGGCCTGGCGGGCCATGGTATTTTAAGCAGCACACGGGCTGAGATACGCACCATTCACGTACCATTGGGACTCCTACACTCATCACCTGCGACAGTTTTCCTTCTTCGCAGGCTCCTGTAGGATCCTTTGTGTGGGTTAGTTTATACTGGACCCAACCCAGTTGAACTCTCTCTCTCATGTGCATCCAAGAGTTCTGGCACAGCCATTGACTTCGGGCAATGGCTTCCCGTGGTTCCACTCGTTTTAAAGTTGGGAGTGGGTTCCAACTAATGCCTAAGGCGCTGGATAAGATGCATATACATACACCGTTGGGACATTAAGGAAGAACAATGGCGAGAAATCATTTCCTGCACTGCAATAATAGAAAATCTTAGTATCTGCATTCGCATTAGTTCCACCCTGAGCTGTCATATCAATCTCAAGACTAAAAGCCTCATAACGAGTATAGTCGAGATTGGTTGGATTAATGATAGCCCTGTAAGCGGGATTAGCGCTCACAAATTTCGCTGGATTATACTGTGGCAATATCACAGACAATCCAGCTTGTGTCCTCTGGTGCACCAAGGCACTCCCTCCAACACCAGCGCTCAAGTTCATGTACTTGTTGTAAGACGTCGTATTGTTATTAACAAACGATGGATGATAGAAAGTCGAAGTAGCAGCTGTGTACTCATCCCCTGACAATCTATTAACACGCACATGATTCAACACTCCAGCCGAGGCTGCATTTATGGTCCAGTTCATCGAGCCACGAACTCCTATAAAACACATCATAATCCAATTGATTGGATTGTTGGATGCATAGTTAAAGGGGTAAGAAGTGGCTGTAGTAATAAGGCCTTTGGCAGTGTTGATCCCACTTGGGTCATACCCGTAAGTGAGAGGATACTTATAAAAGACTTCAGAGAATATCTGTTCTCCACTAGCAGTATCAAGAGTCAGCTTAGTACAGCGACTAAAATATTGCCTATGAAGAAGAGTTCTAAGAGATGTGATCTTCTCTCCAAAGTTAATTAAGTATTGCTCTTGAGGGCTGGAATGGATTTTTCCAGCAACAATAGATTGAGCAGTCTCTCCATCATCACCAGGCCCCTCTGAGGTTTGCGTTGTAAAAACACTCATTGGGGCTTTCCACATGGCTGGATTTGCAAACTCCAAATTATCGGCCCCACGCACAAACACCATCATTGTAATGTTGTTAGTAGTTGTAGGACCAGTAAGAGCAGTTTGCACTCGAACTGTTAGGGCACCGTTCATCTTATTTGGATCTAAAGTCCACGTAGGTGCTGCGTTGATTGACCAAGGAACGGTTGAAGTCCCCCAATTTTGTTCAGTAACCAGCCAAGGTAATGCTTGATGATAGGGTACTCGGAATTCCACATCGGTATCCTTTCCCAAATCTACAACCGCAGTTTGAACTACATTAGCAGTATCAACTGTGTTGAAGAGATTAGCTCCAGAGTTTCCAAGAGGATCCCAGGAAATTCGAACTCGACCCTTGTGATACTGAGTACAAATGAACTTGAAGCGAAAGATAATATCGCCGCGCCAATTCCTAAACATGCGAGATAACCAACCCATGGGAGTGGCATAAATCGCCGTCTGAGAAGTCATTGTTAATGTGGAAAATTGGCATGGAGTAACATTCGTAGAGAATAGTATCTTGTCAGGAGCATCACCGCTTACCCAACCAACTTGGGTTAGAAAAGATTCCTTCTGGGCAAGATGAGATACACTCAACTCATCTACTGAAGGAAGCCCAACTGTCGATGGGTCTACAGTTAGCTCATTCTTAGGGTCGAGAGTCAACTTTTCACCAGGAAATCTGATCTCAGAACTTGCCATTTGAGGAAATGGCGAGGGTCGATAACTCCTGATATCCTCAATAACAGGGGGATTGGAATATCCAAACATTGATGAAATCCGAGAAATGGCGGATGCTCCAATTTGCGCTGCCGTAGCGAAACGTCCAATAATTGGAGTGTCTGATAATTTTCCGGCTGCTGCTGCAATGGCTGAAGCAGGTCCAGACACAATTCCAGATGGGTATTCATCAGTCTGCATTGTCAGTCCTACAGAAGGTCCTGACAATTCTACATTCTCTGCCCACGCATAAATTTGCATTGTAACACCTGCGGATGAAACGCCATTAGCGCTCTGCAAAGCATTATAGGAGATGAATTCCAACTTGCCCATGTCAATGAAGTCTTGGGCTAACTGGGTGTTCAACCAGTTTTTCTGAAAGAAAAATGGAAGAGTCATTTCACCTCCCTCACTATTTGCAGGATAAATCCACATGTGAGGCCGCTGAGAAAGTGGTACCAGGTAATTCTGGGTTATATCAACATTGATAGTCGACGGGGTCAACGTTGGCAATGGTTGATAAGCAGCAATCATGGCACCATAGTAGAAAGGAGAAGCATTAATCAACACCTTAACCTTAAGGTTACATCTGACAAAAGCGAAATTTGCAATCTTATTCTTAACATAAGTGTTGTTAAAAAACAAATGCCAAGGATTAATAGTGAGCAAATTCCCAGGGAAATCTGATTCATTCCATGTCAGTGTACCAATTCGGACAGGTCGACTAAGAAAATCCTTCAAACTGGATTCCTTCATGGTATCATTGTGCTGTAGTCCGTCATTATAACGGAAACCAGCGCTTGTTCCAGCACTCTCGTCAAGAAACTGAACCGTTTCTTGAGTTATGTGATCGCCCCCATTATTCATGGGATTCACTACTAAGTCACCAGACTGAGTAATGAATTTTGCGCGATTATGACACTGTTCCTCTACCCCAGTGGGGGAGGTGCCATCACTTGCGCCGCTCGGCATTCTCTTACCATCAGCTGGATTAACTGAATTTGGAGAACTTGGAGGCGAATCGACATAGATATCAACAGAACTGCAACAATTGCTAGTAAAAAGATTTTTGAATATTCTAAAGAAAGGTGGTCGGTCACTATAACCTGGAGTTGGACCCACAACTTCCAGGAGCACAGTTTTCGGATTGGAACCTAGCCAAATCCTTCCCTAAATAGGGACTTCGGGGAGCGCCCCGGCGAGGTAACACATCACATCCACTCTCTGTTTCTCATTGAAAACTGATAAAATAATGGACAGCAGTAACTATATGATGTGGATATCGTTTGGTTTTACAATGGGACCAGATATCAGAGGCCCCATGCCAGCCTAAGCTAGCACCAATAGTCGGCAGCTCCTTCTCTCTTACGATCGAAGGAATCCGCCAACTCCGCCCAAGTTGGGAAAGTATGCTCCTCAACATACAATCCTAACTCACATTCTTCAACGAGCTGCCGAAGCATTCGTTTCTTCACTTCAAACACCTCCCGTCCAAAGTGAAAATACGCTCGAACAGCATCACCAATAACAGTGATAGCTGCTTCCTTCCGAGTGATAGATTTGCTCTCCACTCCAATCATTAACATCTTAATGATGGAGTCTTCAGGAAGGGGAGCGGTAAAATCCTGCAAATCAGGATCCCACCGCCAAGAGCGCTTAAGAAAAGTGCATTCATCAATGTGAATGTAAGGGCGGGAAACTTCCTCTTTATCTGCCATAGTGTACGTTATACCAACAGAGGCCAAAACGTTCTGAATGACAGTGTGATTAAACCAGGGGCACTCTGGAGAGATTCCCATGATATTATCATCACCATAAGTCATCAGACTAACATACTTCTTGAAGTCCTTTGCAGAACCATTAGGAGAGACAGATGCATAACAGTACCTCATATAGAGGCTGTTAGCGAGGGAGTTCAATATAACAGTGAGGGGATGGCCAGATGGAAGAGTTCCAAGGAACTCGACCAAGTCACCAAAGAAATTATACCAAGGGAAAGCAGCATCTTCCGCGATTCCATGTAAAATCTTTAAATCATCGAGGGAAAATTTACCCTTCGAACATACTGCAATAATAATATCAAAAGCAGCAAGAATCATCAAAGAGAACATGGATTTATCGTAAAAGGCATAATCTCCAGCCGCCATTCGATCCTTCCCATGTTTGGTCAGAATCTTATAGAGGATTCCCCATTCGGGCGATGTGGCATCTACACCAGGAGCAGCTTCAAAAAGAACATGGCGCTTGTAGAAAAGGCGAGTGAAAGCTAGAGTGAACATTCGAACAACAATAGAATGATCCACAGGACTCCCCGCAAAAATGCGGGTCTTCTTGGCGTCAATCTTTGCTTGCTTAACGGGCTCGTCTTTAAAACAGGCATCACTTATAGGACAAGCTCTCTTACCCTCGCGATAGGCTTCAATAATCTTCTCAACTCTCTCCATTATTTCAGAAGAGAACTCAATAGGATCCTGTAGGCCATGGGCAGGGGGTATTTTTTCAAAAAACCACTTCTTATTGCGTTTCCAAGGGAAACCAGCAGAAGTGTTTCTTTTAATCTTGTCAACGAAAGCAACACCTTCAGCGCCATTAACTGCTGTAAATACATCATATGGATGGAGAGAATCAAAATCTTCTGGACTTAATCCAGATAGGATATCATTGATAAAATCTTCCTTGACTCTATCCAATAATGATGGATTTAAGCGAGACGCAGGCTTCAACATTTCCTTCAACTGAACATGCTTTGGTTCCCAACCATTCATAACAGGCTTACCATATTTTAAGGAATAGCCACGTTTCTGTAAGGCTTCACATAGAAGGGTTGGGCGAACACGAGACTTCATCTCAGCTTGATGTGCATTCAGAGATCCAAACACACGCGCAGTGCCTTCAGGAATGAACCTAAAAGGACTCTTGCGATGCAAAGGACCAAGCTCATGAGGGGCAGAAGGAGCACTCAACATAGGCTCTCCATCCTGTACTTCATAAGGCTGACATTCACGCACAAGAAGCTCAGCAAAATCCCGGTGAATTGGGGCTGCTGTACATTCATCCTTATACCCAGCATTATGAATACCAAGTAACACGGGGCCCATTGGTGTTTTTGATACCATGAGTAAACCACAATCACCACGTTCAGTTGCGCGACTAGGGTGACCCTTCCACAAAGTAAAAATTCGTGGACTGCCATCGGGAGACAGATATGGAGTTCGATCAGACTTGAATAAAATCTCCTGAGATATTCTCATCCTTTCAACATCCACAATATAAGGGTTTCCATGAAAATCTCTACCAATATAGTAGCCTTCATGAACTCCACCTATATTCTGTCCAAAATATTGACAAATATTTGATCGCGCAGGGAGACCTCTGAGGGTCAAAACAGCTAGGTCAAGAGCAGGGAAGCGGCGTACACAATCTTGCGTTAAACGCAAGGTAATGTGATCACCAATCCCATTTTCCTGACCATCACATCTGACTCGCAGATCAAATTCAGGGTCATCACAAATAGCATGGTTATTTGTGATCCAAACCTTACCACCAAGGCAAATACCACGTACAGGGGAACGTTCAGTTTGGGTATCGTCACCAACCTTAATGGTGGAAAATGCAGCTATATTCTTCAACAAAAGTCTCCGAATCTGTTCGTCAGGAAGAGCTTTCCATGAACGACTCTTTGGGGAAACTTCAAAAGATGTAGTTTCATATTCCTCCTTATACCAAGGATTTGGTTTTTCATCACCAAACGCTTTAGGTTTTTGGCCGATGTCCATAACAGATTGAACTTTACCTTGAGCTACATACTTCCTAGGAGAAGGAGTTTTAGGCTTAATGGGGGCCTTCTTTTCCTCCTCCGGAGCTTTGAAGCTCATATTCATGGTAAAATAGTCATATGTCTTCTTAAGAATGATACCAGCAGTGATACCAGCAGCGACTTTTAGAAGAAACGACTTAGTTCCAATCTGCTTTTGGACTGAGTGGCCAAGCCGACGAATATATCTTCGACCAAAACCTTCATTCCAAACGCAATGCTTTACCTTAGAGTAGGCAAAATCACGTCCAAACAGGCAGTCAATCAGCCATCTAAAGAAGAAAAGATGGACATAGAACCACCAGAACAACAAAGTTAAAAGCATAGGTGTAGAGCGCAAACGTTCTTCCTTCACCTTTTCGGCAACAATAGCCTTCGCTTCTCTCTCAATGTGTCCCTTAGCTCCAGCCCATAATCGTCTATAAACATTAGGGCGAAAGGCTGTCAATTCAGGACCAGTTCCAGACTGCGTTATAAGCTTCTTCTCAATAGGCTTTAATGTGGGTTTGTCAATATTACAACACCCACGACTCCAACATGGAGTATAAAGTCCATCCTCCTTGCAGAAACTACATAGACCTCCAGCTTCCATCTTTCGGTTCACTTCCATGGCTGAATCCTGTGTTAGCTCATATTTCATAGCTTCAACAGAAAACCATTGAATAAACTTATAAATGTCATCAAAGGTCTCATAGTCTTCAAGAACACCACACTGCCTATTCCCATCAGAAGCAACCTTTACTTCTTTCACATTAATAATCCAGAAGTTGGGATAATGACCCTCAGGCAACTCTTTAGAATATGCTGATGCTACAGCTGTATCAAATCTTCCATCCGCACGCTTAAATTCATCTTTGACCTTAACGTCTAGGACCCAAGGGAATCTACGTTGAATAGCGCCAGGGCAAGAAAAATATGCTTTAGCATTCAAATGTATGGTGTTAGTAGAAGCAATAACCAGTCTACTCATAAGTGGGGTTCTGCCTTTATCCTCGAGAGCAGCTTGGATGGGAACAAATGGAACATTGTTCACAACCTGCAACATCTCAAGAAGCGTTGGATCGCCCTGCTGTGCCTTTTCGGGCAAAAGAAAAGCGATATCATCTAGTTGAACACACCACTGATAGGAGTTAAAATTCACCCAAAACTTATCAATTGAGTTTCTGGTGTATTTAAACTCAGAACTGGTATCCAAATTGAACAGCTTACCATAATGTTTAAAAAGAAGGTTAGTCAATCCACTCTTATTAATACTCGTATCACCAGCAACCAAGACAGAAAATGGAGCACGACGCTCCTGCATTGCCTCACGTTTGCCAATGAACTCAGCATGAATAAGTTTGAGGTCTTCATGAATCTTTCCAAATAAACGGACATCGTGATGCTTAAGACGCTGCGCATGTTTAACAATAGCAGCGCCCTTCTCAATACAATCTCCTAAATCGGAAAGATATGAATAAACATTTAACCCATGAGCAGTAGGATTAGACATAAGTAGTGAATTCCTCTTCAACTCAAGGGCTTTCTCAAACCATTTTGAGTATTCCTCACCGGAATGGAAAAGACTATCAATGGAACCAGTTTCATAAACTTGCTGTCCACGCTCACAAATGAATAGAGCAGTATCAAGGCAAGTTCGTACAAAATCAGGTCCCATATGAAATTTCTTCTTTAGGGCTTCCTGCTCCATCTTAGTATACTTTAAATTATCCATGGTAATTCCTGCTTTGGAAAATAGAGACATGGAAATAGCATACATTAAGAAACGATGAACTTTCTTCCAAAGTTTAGAATCTCTAACTTCGTCATACTTATTCAACAAATTCCTAGAAAGCTTCACAACATCTTCAGTTTGCACTGTTAACTGAGACTGATCTTTGAAAATAACCCCTAGAAATGATAGGAGCTGCTCACCAACTTCTAATGAAAGAGCTTTGTTGGTTTGCAATTTTGCAAATGCAGTAACAGCGAGAATACGGTCCTCCATGTCGCGAGCTTTAATTAAAAGACGGGCAAGAAGCGCACAATCCTCTACAAGTTTAAGACAGAAATTAACCTCAGGTTTTGCAAGCCCAAGGAGACGTTGACCAGCAGGGACAATAGTAGACTCAAAAACATTACTCACACGACCCCAATAAGTAGTTACATGCCTCTCATTAGATGAGAAACTGAAACCACTAGAGCCAAGGGAAAATGAAGAGTCTTCATCGTCAGATGAAAATTCATCTTCAGGCTGGTAATTATACTCAAATTCGACAGCTGGAAACTGCGAATTGAGAGCAGCACGTTCTTCTGCGGTTATCTCCCAATCAGTTTGTAATTTGAACTGAAAATCTTTATACTTGTTCTTCCGAATACATCGGTTAACAAGTTTCTTCAAAGTGGTTGGAGAGACCTTGTCAGAGGCGCAGTCAAGCTCCTGTGCTAACCAAGCGGGCAGATTCTCGTAAGAATTCTTCCTACTGCGAGGTATATACACAGAAGGTTTCTCATCTGTTTGAAAAACAAAATGAGTATGTTGGGGTTTTGGCAAGGGTGTTGGAGAGAACGCTCTCACAATTGGTTGCGCCACCATCTCAAACAGAAATGGAAAGTTGGCAAATAGATACCAACGTAAATTGTCCACAACTGAGTACCCTACTCGGTTGAGGACGAGCCCTTGTCCATTGTTAAGGAACCCCATTATAGGGTCAGAATCAACGAAGCGACTCCATTCCTGACCGAGTGCGGTGGTGACTAGGGAAAAAATTTCCCTGAAAGTAAAGTGCGCGCCCAGCCTAGTTGCAACGGCACACCGATAGTGAACATCCTGGCAAACACGGTAAACTAATCCAATGTAGTTACCTAACAGCCAGCCCCAAATGGCGTAATACGCCAAGAAAATAAAAGCAACAAGAAAGTGGAGAACAAGCATTTTGAAATCTTCGGACAGGAAAACTTTAATCGCTTTCTTCGTATCTCTTTTCTTATCACTTTTATCGCAGGCGCAGAAAACTATTATTTAACGTGGTTGTTCATGCATACTCCACGGAGGGTTTGTAATACCCACAACTCT